GCTTTGCTCCCATTTTAAAAGCAGCTTTTAGATCTGATATTTTATCGCCTACATAAAATCCTTTTGAAAATTTAATAAAAGGAAATTCTTTTTCACATCTTTTAAACATACCGGTATTAGGTTTTGCATACTGGTCCCATCTAGCACTAGTTTCGCTATAATAAAGAGCATCTATACTTGCACAGCCTGCTTCACCTAATAAATTAAACATATGATTATGTACAGTGTCAACATCGTTTTGAGTATAAATGCCTTTACTTATACCGCCTTGATTTGTTATAATAACAATTTTATGACCTAGTCTACGAATTTTAGCTATTGCTTTTAAACTACCTTCGATCGGTTCAAAGTCGTCTACCTTGTAGGTATAGTCTCCACGATCAACATTAATAACACCGTCTCTATCTAAACCTACAACAACTTTTGGTGCAATATTATTCACAGTATCGTAGAATGGAATATTATATTCTTCTTCTGTTTTATCTGTACTGTATCGAATCGCAGATTCTTTTTTATCGGATACAGTGTTGTCTGATTTTTTATTGCTCCAGTTTATGCTATACATTTTATTCTTCGCTTAATACTTGACTGTCGCCGGGAATAATTCTATAGTTGTCTTCAACACTATCTGGAGTGCTAACTTCTGTAACACTTCCTTCTTTCGAAAGACAAATTAATTGATGTGGCTGTAATGGAGGATTCCTCCAAACTTCGCCTTCATTAAGTTCTTTTTCATGTAGTTTTGAATTTTTTGTATCAATGTATGCAACCTTAAATTTGCCGTTGTTTACAAACCAAGTTTCGTCTTTTTCTTTATGAAAGTGCATACTAGTTTTTGCTCCAGCTCTAGTAAACACCATAATTTTTCCGCAGTATAAATCATTTGTGGCCCAAATCATTTCGTAGCCCCAACCTTTTTGATCTACACCTGACTTTCTAGTTGGCTGATCCATTTATATATTCCTCTACTGTTGTAAAATTAATTTTTACAATATTACTTAATTTTGAATTGTCTGCACATGTGTACTCTTGATATTGATTTGCTAAATGATCCGGCATCGGTACATATTTAATTTTTGCATCATATTTTTTAGCAATAATGTCTGCTATTTGTTGAAAACTTGTAGTAGTTCCTGTTCCTATATTATAAATGTCGGAAACATCACTAGATAATAATTTTTTATGTGCTTCACATACATCGCCTACAAAAATAAAATCTCTTTTGTATTTGTCGCTGTTTTCAAATAAAGAAATAGTACCAGTTTCTTTTGCTTGATTAGTAAATTTAGTTATAGGACTTGCTTGATGTCCTTTGTGGTCTTCTAAAGGACCGTATACATTAAAATATCTAAATCCTTGAACTATAATGTTTCTTTTTGAGAGTCCAGTAACCCATCTATCAAAAAGATACTTGCTCCAAGCATACGGACTTTGTGGTTGTTTTGGATCTTCTTCTTTAAACTTTTCGTATGGTCCATATACACTTGCACTAGATGCATATTGAAAATTTACACCTTTTAGATTACATTGATTAAACAACCATTTTGAAAATTCATAATTTTGTAACATGATCTTATCAACATTACGTTCAGCTGTGCTTGAAATAGCACCTAAATGAATAACCCAATCATAGCCTTCAACTTCAGGCAAATAATCAGCTTGCCATTCATATCCTGATAGCTCGTGTTCGTCTTGTAATCTAAGAGTTAGATTTTGTCCAATAAATCCTTTGTGTCCAGTAATTAAAATTTTCATACAGACGCCTCTAAAATTTTTGTTGTACTGTAACCTTGTACTGTAGGTACAATATGCACAGGTGCTAAATCATGTCCTACAATTTCTTCTACAGTATAGTCTCCACCTTTAACAATTAAGTCTGGCTTTAGTTCTTTAATAAGCTCATATGGCGTATCTTCATGAAATACAATAACTTCGTCTACATACGGAATAAGTTCTAATTGTTCTCGTCTTGTTTCAAGATCGTTAAACGGTCTGTTGTCTCCCTTTAAGCGTTTTACACTACCGTCACTATTCAGTCCTACTACAAGTTTATCACCTAAACTGCGAGCTTCTTTTAGTAATGTAAGATGACCTTTGTGCAATACATCAAAACATCCGTTAGTAAAAACAATACGTTTATTCAAGTCTTTTTCAGTAAGAATATATGTACCTACGTGTTTTACACTTTCAGTTGATCCTCTATTTGCTAAATCTAATGCTTTTTGATAATCATACCCTTTAGTTAGCGCATAAACAAATGCAGCAAGAAAACAATCTCCGGCTCCGGTTACATCATTAACTTCTAAAGGTTCAGGTTGCGAAACATAACGTTTTAAATCAAATTCAGCAGTAGTAGTTTTACTAGAATTAGTGACAATTATATTACCGTCCCATTTTTCAAACCCTAATTCTTTGTATTCTTTGTAATTAGGTTTTACTAACCAAGCCCCGTCATAACAACTAACGTGGCGTTTAGGATCTACAATAACTTTACAATCAAAACTATTAAGATGTGCAATAATATCTTTTGAATATTCTAATACACCTTTATTGTAATCGCTAAGAATAACATATTCAAAATTAGATAAATCTAATTTTTTAATATCATTGTAAATATCTAATCCGTTAGCATAACGATCGTCGTCTATTCTTGTAACATAATGGCCATCACAGATTACACGAGTTTTTTCACTTTTTGGATCGTCGTATTCTAATAAAGTTGCATCGACGCCTAAACTTTTTAAGTTGTTATAAACAAGTCCTGCGCCACCAAGAAATTCTTCTATACGATCCTGACTTACAATAGGTACAGGTGCTTCAGGACTTAACCTAGTCGAAGAACCAAAAATATACCTATCATTTATTAAATCACCAATAACTAATACTTTAGACATAATTTATTATACTACCTTTATGATTATTAGTCAAGTAAATCTATTACTTCGATTACTGTTTTTAATTTAGTAATATTACTTTTTCTATTGAGAGTGCTTTGCAAACCTGAGTGTAAAGGTTTCGGCCATTTACTAAATTCTACCCAAGCAAATCCGTCATGCTCGTTATTAAGTTTAGGAATAAAAATATCTTCGATAACGCAAAGATATGTATGGAACTGGAACTTAGAATCGTTAGATACAAATGTTTCTAAAGGAATAGTTTTCTTTATATTTATAGAGCCTATTTCTTCTTCAATTTCTCTGCGCAAACCTTCCCAGGGTGTTTCTAAACCTTCGTTAGTTCCACCAACTAAGCCCCAAACATTATTACGGCTTCCGTTTGCTCTATGCAGAAATAGAAACATTTTAGACTTTAGAGAATAAATTAATGCACCACTACAAATAATGTCTTTCATACTAATAATTATCTTAGTATGTAAACCTCCAAGAGCCATTTGGATATTCTCCTTCATAAGAGAGTATCCAATACTCGCCTGTCCATTTGTATTGTGTTTGTGTGTTTAGATTAGTTACAAATGCTTCGTTAGTTTCTTCACTAGCATCAAAAACAATGTGCCAGCGTGAACCGTCCCATTCTACAATATCATTTTCACTTGCTACAAAATCTGAGTTATCTGAATTCTTCCATGCCAGAGCGCCATTAGTATTATTAGGATCACCTATACTACCTAATAATAAAAGTCTATTATTTGATTGCGATTGCATTGGATCAAATCTTAGTGGATCTATAATATAATCAACATATGTTTTGTCACCAGCAGGACCTGGTATAACAGAATCTGCTGGTAATGTTTCTGCATCAGGAGCATTTAGTATAAGTCGTGTTTCGTCTGTAGTATCAATACTATCAATAGTAAATACTATTTCTAAACCGTTTGCACGTTGTAATCGTAATTGTGTAATTCCAGGTTCAAATGTAAATGGTTGCGCAATGTTCCAAGCAGTCCATGTATCGTTTCGATTAACACCATTCTTTAATAATCTTGCAACACCATCAAACACTTCTAATCCATAATCTTGATATGTAGTTACTACTAATGCACTTTCATTAGTCAATGCTTCATCTGGTTGACTATTAACTTTGTCTGTTTCTTCGTTCTCTTTAATTTTTTGTTCAACTAAACTTTGTGTGTAAGCAGTTTCGTCTATATTAACTTCTAATCCGTGATCTGCAAATACTGCTGTAATTATTTTACTAATAACTCCTAATTTTTTAACTTTTGCAGGAGGACTAATAAAGATAGGTGTTGTTAAACTAATCGAAGCAACATCAATTTCACTTTCAGTACCAGTTGGTATACTTCTACTACTAAAGTTTATGTTATCTATATTTAAAACACTTAAACTAGTCCAATCGATATAATTGTCTGTTGTTTGTATTTCTAAACTAGGATTAAACAACATAAAAATTTGTTCAAGTATTTGTAATTTTTGATCCGTATTAGTAGTCCATATGTCTACGTTTACAGTAAGAGTATAAGGGGTTGGCATTATACGTTCTACTGTATAATTTTTACCTGCTTTATTTAAATATTCTTGGCCGTCTACATCATATGCACGTTCTCTAATGTTTAGCTTATTAACATAACTGCTATCTGCTAGACGTGAAGTATCCATTTCTAGTCCGGTTATATACACAGCCATTCTTGGTGCGCTAGGAATTTTATTTTCAGAATTATCTCTAAGGATACTTCCTACTTGTCTTGTTAAGTCGCCGTATGTAACTGGAACTTGTACTAGTCTACCCTTACCGTCTTTATAACTAAATTGTCCAAACAATCTAACTATTTGTGTAAGATATCTACGTATTTGTCCATCATAAAAATGTTGCATTAGTTATCCGCCTTAGGTTTTAGTGCTTGAGAAATACTTTGTCTTTCTTCGGTTACTTCGCCACCTATATTATTAGTATTGGTATTATTAATAAATGTGCCACGCTGGGTATTAGTTTCATCTGCACCGTAAACAAATGCACGTTTAACATCGTAAATTTTGTTCCATTTATTATTTCTAAATTGAAACAATCTATTAGGTAAAAAATCTGTTCTTAAAAAATAATCATTAGTTTCTGGCTCTGCCGGAAACTGAACTCCAAAGCCAAATGCTTCTCCATTAGGTGAAATAGAATCACCAATAATATATCCTTTGTATCCTGCTCTATCAGGCGGCGCCATCTCGGATAAACCGTCTGCGTCTTTTGTTTCAGTTAATTCTACTATACCGTTGTCGTCAACGGATACTGAAAAGTAATGACTGATATCATATCCGCTTTTTTGAGTTTCTTCTGTTGCTTCTTGTATTACTCCTGTAGTAATATTCATTTCTCTTTCGTATGTAGATAATATATCTCTTAAAGTATCTCCATCGGGCGCATCTTCACTTGCTGGTAAATCTAAAATATCTTTATATTCTTGTCCGTCGTATATTTGTTTTAGTTTTACACGATATAAGTGCGGATACCATGTTTGTGAAAATCCTTCAGCAGCACGATTAATATCTTCTACAACGTAGAATCTTTTAAGAGCAACACTGGCATCATTTTCTGCATATTCATCTATTAAATGCGGCAACTCAAATACATCACCAGGCATAATTTTTCTACCAATAGTTTCAACACTGCTGCGTATATGAACTGTCATAAACAATGTGTCGTTGCTTAAAAACAAACCAAACTGACTTAAATCAAAATCTTGATCTTGTACATTGTATATGCCTCTAAGTCTGTAAATATCTTGATCGTATTTTCTATCTCGATTTTCAAGAAACATTAAATCTTGTATTTGAGTATGATCTTTAACGGTTGTTCCGTCATCAGTACCGATATATTTGTATACATGTATGTCTGTACCACCAACAGTAAACATCTCTAGAATTTGTTTATCTAGGAAGTTAAAATCGTTACCACGTTCGGGTTTATATAAGCTAAGTCTTGGCATACACATATTTATCGAAAGATAAATACTATATCGGAGAACTTTATATATGGCTACACAAAAACAAGAAATATTTGACTACGTCCACGCAATGCTAGGCGGCGGCATGGTCGATGTCGAACTAGATCCTATCCATTATGAAACTGCTTTAGTTAAATCATTAACTAAATTTAGACAGCGTTCAGATAACAGTGTAGAAGAATCGTATTTGTTTATGGAAACTATGGAAGATACAAATGAATACACACTTCCAAACGAAGTTATTGAAGTTCGAAGAATCTTTCGTAGATCAATTGGATCAAGAACAGGCGGCGGAGACGGCGGCACTTTGTTTGAACCATTTAACCTTGCGTACACTAACACATATCTGTTAAGTTCATCTAATATGGGAGGACTAGCAACATATGATTTGTTTAGCCAATACCAAGAACTTGTAGGACGTATGTTTGGATCGTTCATCGAATTCAAATGGAATCCTACAACACATAAACTTACATTATTACAGCGTCCGAGAACAGACGAAACACTAATGCTCATGGCGTACAATTATCGTCCAGACGAGCAACTACTTGATGATTATCTAGCAAAGCAGTGGATTAAAGATTATACTTTGGCAAACTGTAAATATATGTTAGGCGAAGCACGTTCAAAGTTTGCTACTATTGCAGGACCACAAGGTGGGTCAACCCTTAATGGTAATGATCTTAAAAATGAAGCAATGCAAGAAATGGAAAAACTAGAGCAAGATGTAATTCAGCAAGTTGCTGGTGGCGTAGGTTACGGATTTACAATCGGCTAAAAATACCCCAATGT